ACCATGTGGAGCTTCCATCGGGCCGTCTTCTCAGATACATGCGCCCGAGCACACTCGGAGGGCTGTCAGCGGAGACAATTTCAGGACGCGGGATCATCCGAAAGAAGTGGTGGGGAGGGTCACTCACGGAGAACTGTCTGGCCGGAAAAACACAAGTGCTGACAAAAGCGCGTGGGTGGGTGCGGCTTGATAGTGTTCAAGGCGAAGACCTTCTGTGGGACGGGGTGGAGTTTGTCCACCATAACGGACTGGTGTGTCGTGGAAGTCAGACGACCATAGACGTTTTTGGGATCATGGCGACGCCAGATCACGAGTTCTTGACGAGTGTCGGATGGGTTCCAGCATATAAAACTTGCACTATGCCAGCTAGGGAGGTAGTCTCCCTAGATGAAGAAGTTCAATCGACCCTACGCGCACGCCCAACTATTGGGGAAAGTAATCGGAAGCATGACGGTGACTCGACAAGTCCCGTCAGAAACACGCAGAACCAAGTGGGAGGTGCAGTGCCAGTGCGGGAGGGCCTCTACGAAACTAGGGGTGGACCTCTCGAGGCAGATACGGCGAGGCAACTCATCGGGATGCGGGCTGGTGTGCCCAATACACCGGGCAAATATTCGAGCACACAGGATGACTCACGGCATGTCGGGGCACCCAGCGTTCTTTGTCTGGGGGTCAATGCTCGACCGTTGCTCACTTCCAACACATCAGGCGTGGAAAAACTACGGTGGGAGGGGGATAACAGTTTGCGATTCTTGGCGAGAGTCGTTTCAAAACTTCTGGGCCGATATGGGGAGCGGATGGAAGCCAAAGCTGCAGCTAGACAGAACAGACAATTCAAAGGGATACTCTCCCGAGAACTGTCGGTGGGTCACCGCACGACAAAACTGCCTGAACAAACGGAACACCCTGAGACCGGTCGGGTGGCCGGAGGATTTTCGGAGGCTGACGAGCTCAGTTGGTCTGAGCCGCAGCACCGTGTATTACCGAGCAAACCACCAGTGGAGCTGGGATCAGATGCTATCAGCGACGCCTGCCTTGTCTTCGATCTCCTGAACTGCGGTCCTCGTCGTAGATTTGCAGTGCGGGCTGGAGAAGGAGCTCCTATCCTAGTGGCGCATAATTGCATTCAAGCAACAGCCCGCGATGTTTTCGCTAGCTTTATCCCCATAATCGAATACGAGCTGGGCCTCCCGGTGCTGTTTCACGTCCACGATGAGTTGACGTGTCTGGTCAAGGAGGACCAAGCGGAGGACGCCCTCCGCGACATCCTTCAGGTTATGAGGACTCCCCCGCCATTTATGCCGGGCATCCCTCTAGATGCAGAAGGCAAGATCGTTGACACCTATCCAAATAAATAACCATGACACGCTATTTCTCGCTGCCCAATCTGGCAGCAACCGACGTCCGCCTTGAAGAGCCCGCCGAGTGGCCACCAGAACTCGAAGGGTCGCTATCGTTCCCAACGAAGGAAGACTTTCGTGCTTGGTGCGTCCAGCCGACAACCGACCACATCTTCTACTCGCTGGCCGAAGCCGTAGCCCCGCGAATCCGCGTCAACATCCACGACAACCCAGCGCACATCCTGCACGGATTCGTGGCCGACTACGACGGATCAGGGATCGTCCTGCCGGAACTCATCGCCCGGTGCCGCGCCCTGCCGGAGCGCATCCGCCCAACATGGGTGACGGAGACATACTCCAACAAGGCCCGCGTTATCTGGGAGTTCTCAGAACCGGTGCAACTCACCGGGGACCGCAAGACCGACGACAAGTTCATCCGAGCCCTAGGCAAGGAGCTCCGCGTCGAGAAACTGGCCCCCGGACTCGACGAAGCGAGCTATGACACCAAGATGTATTGGGAGTTTGGCCGCGAATGGCACCCGGTAGGCGGCAAGGTTGATCGTGAGGTCACCTTCGCTAACTGGCTCAGCGTCATCGACAAGATGAAGTTCGAGGGGTCAGACCGGGGCGACTCGGTCATACCTATCGAAGTGGTCGCCGCAGCCTTGGAGAAGCGCTACCCCAGCTTCCGCTCCCGCTGGATTGGCGACTTTGAGCACGGAGCACGCGGCCCGCTGTTCTGGATTGACGACGGCATCGACCGCACCGGTTGCGTTGTCACCGACATCGGCGTCCGCGCCTTCTCAACACGCTCCTCCAAGGGGCTGATGACATGGGCGGACCTACTGGGCGGCGAGTTCGTCAAGGAGTTCCAGCAGCGCAGGCTGTCCGACGCAGCCGGGGAGGCCTACTACGAGACGGGATCAGGCACCTACTGCATCTACATCTCCGAAGAATGGCGTCGCTACTCCAAGGAAGATCTGCTCATGCGCCTCAAGGTAGCAGGGATCAGCCACAGATTGAAGCAGGGCAAGACCGCCACGGAGGCGGAGCAAGTCCTGACGATGATACAAGAGACCCGCCGCGTGGATGGACAGGGGCCGTTCCTGTTCAACGAGAACCCGGTGGTCAACTTCAACGGATACAAGATGCTGAACACCGCGTGCGTGAATGGGGTGATGCGCCCCGCCGCAGACGGCGACCCCAGCAAATGGCCTTGGCTGGCCGAGTTCTTCGAGAACATGTTCGACCCGGTCATACAGGAGGGGTGCCACCCGAGGGAGTTCTTCTTCGCATGGCTCCAGCGGTTCTGGCGTAGCGGCCTGAACTGCGAGCCCCGCCTCGGGCAGCTGGCCGTCCTAGCGGGCAAGCCAAGCCGTGGAAAGAGCTTCCTAGGCATCGCCGTCCTACGCAAGATCATGGGCGGCGCGGTGGACGCGGCAAACTACCTGCTGGAAGGCAAGGGATTCAACCGCGAGCTCGGGGCCTCCCCGATCTGGAATGTGGACGACTCCAAGAGCACAGCCAACTTCAACGACCACAAGAGGTTCTCGGAGATGCTCAAGAAACACGCCGCCTCCCCAGAGCTGGTATTCCACCCGAAATACATGGACGCGGTGACGCTGCCATGGTTCGGACGCATCTTCATCACCTGCAACGACGACAGCGACTCCCTAGCCATCCTGCCAACCCTTGACGGCTCCATCCTCGACAAGCTGCACCTGTTCCGCTGCCACCCCACATGGAAGGCGGAGTTCGGCACCCTGAAGGAGAATGACGAGATGCTCAGCAGGGAGCTCCCGCACTTCCTAGCGTGGCTTGACGCATGGACCCCTCCAGCCGGGGTGGTCGATCGCAAGAACCCCCGCTACGGTGTGGTCAGCTACCATCACCCAGCACTGGTGGAAAGTGCCCGTGACAGCTCCCCGGACCACCGGTTCGTGGAAATCATGGAGGCATGGCGCGTCGCTATGCTCACCATCCATACCAAGGGCAAACCCACGCTCTGGACCGGCTCCTGCACGGACCTCATTATGGCCATCAACGGGGATCAGAGCCTAGCGCCGCTCATGCGCAGCTACTCACCCGTGGCAGTCGGACGCATTCTGGCCAAGATCAGCGAGTATTACAAGCCGCTGGTCAAGACCTCGAAGGTGTGCGGGATCACCCGCTACATCATCGACTACTCTTTAACGCCCTAGTCAGGCGTCTACCAACGGATCGCCGCCGCATCCACCCCGTGGTTCTTGCATAAAGAGCCACGGGGTTTATTGTTTTCCCACATGGACACCAAGGACTGCGCCGAATGTAAGAAGCCCTTCACACCCCCGAAGGGCAGGTGTGGCGACAAAGTATGCGGCGTATGCCGGGGCCGGACAGCACGCCGCAAGGACAGTGAGAGCATCGAGGCAAAGGCGCGGGGAATGGCACTCAGAGCGCGAGCTAGGGCAGTCAGTAGAGGGCTACCCTGCGACATTGATGCCCTGTGGATTGTAACCCGCTGGTATGCACAGCACGGCAGGTGCTACTTCAGCGGCAGGCCAATGACCCTCAAAGTAGGGCCGATGAACGTGAGTCTGGACCGAATCAACTCAGCCAAGGGATACACCCGTAAAAACACGGTTCTCGCAGCACTGCAGGCAAACCTCATGAAGAGCGACATGAACGTCACCGACTTTATCGAGTGGTGTGAGTCCATATCCGAGTATTCAAAGACCAGAGAAGGGCAGGTGGGGGTCAACCCCGAAACACTAAAGCCCTGAAACTGAACGACTTATAAGATTTTTAGAGGGGATAGTGGGGTTAAAAATCGAGGTTTCCGTCTCTCCCACCGTCATAGTTCCCTCATTGTCAGCGATCTATAGCAATTTGGTGGGGGAATAGGGGTAGATGAGATCAAAACAAAAAAGTGCCGGGGAATACAATATTACCACAGGAAGGACAGGGACTATGTGTATTACCCTATATATTTACTTTATTATAAAAGAAGTTACCTATACTCCTACATATCCTACTAACCACCCTCCAGCCCTGCAACCATAAGGGACGGATTGGTAGGTGGGGGTTAAAAAATGGGGGTAAATTGACCCCTACACCCCTACTAGATTGTTGTGTGGGTTACCTCATCCTTCTCAAATCTGAGACCCTGCACCCCTGAACCACTAGGTGGGGTTGATTGCCTCCTGAGGTCATTGCCCGTTGGAGTCATTGCCCGTTGGAGTCATTGCCAGTTGGATTCATTGCCCGTTGGAGTCATTGCCTCATGGTGCTCAGGATTCATTGCTTCAGGGGTTGAGGGTTTCAGGGGTTGAAGTGCGCCCCAGAAGTGCCCGGCCATTGCCATCCGCGACCCATCTATAGTTGCTGTTCACTTGAGTAGGACCCTAGATTTTGGCCAAAATTCTGCGAACCCCTTACCGATAGATTCACCGCCTCATGCGCCCTCCACCACTCCCACCCGTGGGGGTGTCCACCTGCTACCGCGTTGATAATCAACGTGCTACGTCTGTCGCGACTGAGGCTTTGGTAGCCTGTGGTTTATAACAACTTCGTTGTTCCTTGCGCGTAATGCGTTGGAAATCAGAGATTTCCGGCGCGAGGCAAAAAACTTGCTTGTTGAGAGTGGCTCGCAATAGGCCGATTCAGCGTAGCTGCCCTGATCTCTGCCGTCAATTCTTGACGGTCCACGTCATGCGTCGCACGCGCTGTAACTCCGAAGGAGTTAGAACTTCAGGTTCTAAACCCCGAAACCCTGCAACCCTAAAACATCAGGTTCTAAGCCAACCCTACGTAGTAGAATACCAGCCAGACCCTTTGCTTCACAGTAATGGAGTAACGGCAAACATCGCCGCAACCCAAAACCCAATACACAACATGAGCACTACATCATCCACCGCATCATCCACAGAATCCGCCACCATCGCCGCTGACAGCAAGGCACTCCTCGCATTCACTAAAGCCGCCGAAATCTACGGCAAAGCATTCGGCACGTTCAAGCAGAAGACGGTTGCCACCGTCGTATCCCTCCGAGCGGAGGGATACGATGACAAAGTCATCGCTCTGGCCCTTCGGGCCATCGTGGAAAAGCACGGCATTAGCCGACAGCATTTGAACAGAGTTCTCACAGCGCCAACCGCCGAAGGCGGGGCAGGCATGGAGCACGAGAGAAAAAGGGCTAAGAGCCCTTCGGGCTCCGTCCGTGGTGGACTGGCGAAAGATGAGGCCAAGGGTGGCGTCACGGTCAAACTGGGCGATGCCCATAGCCTCTTTGCCGCACTCCTAGCGGAGTTCGAGGGTAAGCACGCCAAGGTCATGCTTCTCGCAGAGAAGTTGAATGAGCTTGCAAGCCAGGGCATGGAGAAGGCAGCTAAAGCTGCCAAGTAAGCGCCAAGCGCCCCACATGGGCCTCCCGCTACACGGGAGGCCCTTTTTTGTGCCAAGGTTTTAAGGAGTCGCGCATCGCATCACATCGCGGATGGCGCGACTCCTTAAAACCTGAGGTTCTAAGCCTTCCGGGATTCACCGGCAGCTTAAAACCTCAGGTTCTAAGCCCTGCAACCCACACACCCTGCAACCCCGCATGAATGACCCCCAATACACCGCCCATTACACCGCCGGGACTACGGTCAACACCGTGACCATCGTCCGCGATGACCCCCGCGTGGTCGTCGCCCGCCTAGTGGTTGACGACGAGGCTGACGCCCGCGAGCTCGCATCCGAGGTCGGCGCGAAGTTCTCGACTGAACCCCTCCATTCCCCCGCGCTACGTTGACC